AACTGATATTCTGGATTTGTAGCAGACTTTACTGTATTTAGTGGTCTTACTACACATGAAACCTTTGTTCCTACACGATTTGGCTCTGAGGTGTACGGAGGCACACCACCAAAAAACTCTTCAATAGAGTTGTTAGCAAAATCTTGATAGAACTCAAAAGTAACTGAGTTAGTTCCAACACCTGCAATGACTTCTTTATAGATGGTTCCAGCCTTAACTGGTGTCACATCCAAAACATCATGCACTGTGCTTATGGTTATACTTGAGATATGGTCACTAAAATCATAGGTACCCTCAAATACAACATATGCGTTAGTTAGAACTAATTTTGACATATTAAGGTGTTACATCCTTGGTGATTGGACCTGAAATTGGCCATGTAACTGATGCAGTGGCTAGTTCGCCTACAGCACCGTTTAGTGGTGTCCAGTCTGAAACCAAAGCGTCAAACTGGTATTCAGGATTGGTCGCAGAAATTGCACCAGTTGTTGGTGAAATTCTTACTGCTGCAAGTGTACCCAATAGTGGATAGATTGTTGCTTCTACTTCTCCTGCTGCAAAGTCCTGGTGGAACTCAAGTGTTACTGAGTTATCAACAAGTCCTGCTGTACGCTCTCTTGCTGCTGCTGGAACATTTCCTCCTGCGAATGCAGTGGTGTCCAAAACATCATATGTGCTGCCAAGAGTAACTGATGCGACATGATCACTAAGATCAACTGCTCCAATTACAACTGCAACATCTGTTAGTACTATTCTTGCCATGTTATTTGTCTCCTTGTTCGTTATTATCTGAGTTAAAAACAGAAACTTTTGGCTCCTGCTGTGTTACTGGTGGTACTTCTTTTACTACTGGTGTTGCTTTTACTGCATTTGCGGATACGATATGGCCTGATGCAAGAAGAAATTCAACATTTCCACCTGCACTAAGTATATCATCTTTGGTAAGTTTTTCATTTTTTACCTTACCGCAAACTTTCTTGTTTGAGATTACTGTGTATTCCATTGCTTCTCCTTAGCCCCAAATAGTGAGGTTATAGCGATACGATAAGAAAGATTGCTCACCAGAGACATATGTACCACTGTCTGCACTTATAACTCTGAGTGTATCAACAAGGCCACCCAATGATCTGTCTGATTCTAAAGCAGTTTTAATGGAACCTGTTCCACTGCCTGCTAAGAATACATCAAGTTTGTCTTGTCCACTTCTTTCTGATATTCTTTGTACAATCACAAATATATCAACAGATGCTTGGTCTAAGCCACGAGCATTGTCAATATCAAATGTGAAATCTAATTGTCCTACAACTGCACATGGTGGAACAACTACATCTGGAATCAAGTCATATGTCCTGAGTCCTGTAATTGTTTGTAGGTTTTTCTTTAATGCGTCTCTTACGCCATTAATATTTGAAATAGCCATTAGTAAGCCAATCCAAAGTTTCTTCTAAATGTTTTTAGTAGCATCTCAACATCTGGATCTAGACGAGAGTTCAAACGAACTGTTCCTAGTTCTACAGATCCTGCAATACCAAACGGAGATTGCTTTCTAACAAATAATCTTGATGCCTGAATCTTGCAGGCTAATTCTACTTCATATGGAACTTCTTTCCATCCCCAAACTCCAGTTATCTTAACTGTTTGTGGAAAGAAATATGGAAACACATATGTCTGAATTGCTAAAAGTCTAGTTACAGGCTTTCCTGTCTCTGGGTTATTGATAGGCTCATACATAACATCTGTATCTAAGTTCCATACCTGAGTAAATGGACCAGACTGATTTGCTCTTGATCTTATTTCTGTTGGTTCAATAAGGTCATCTATCTCTAAATACCACGGACTTACAGGTGTGTAATATTTAGTTACTGGAGCAGCAAGAGTTCCCTCTTGATAGAAGGATCTTTGGCAGTAGTCATCAATCATACGGCTTGCTGCAAGAATGGCTGCTTGGATATCATTATCGTCAATGCTATCCTCAATCTGCAATGCATTTCTTACATCTGCTAAGGTCGTATAGACATTAGTTGGCTGTTGACTCTGTGCAAGCGTAGGTCTGCTCATTTATTCCTCTTCTCCAGTTTAGGTAGCATAGCCTTCTCCATCTTTGGAGTAGCACTTGCTGTTTCCTTTTTAATCTTAAAGATATTCTTAATTTTTTTCATAAGTTCCTTTTTTAAAAGAGTGGGCCAGCGATGGGGATTTCTCTGACCCACTCTCCCTTAGATTCCTCTAAGTATTATATAGAATTAACTATATAAATTAGAATGTAGGTGCTACAAGACCAGTTCCGTTAATTACAGAAACTGCTCCTGGATAACGACCAGCAGTAAATGCTGAGTATCCGTAAACTACAGACTTGATTGTGAGTGAGCCTGCACCTGTTGCATCAAAGTTCAATGCGAATGGTGATCCAGCCTGCTCCCAGAGATGTAGTTCGTTTGCATTTACGCAATAGATCTCATCTTCAGATCCAGCAATAGTTGTGCGGATGTTTGCATCTGCAATGATAGGAAGACCCATCAATGAGTAACCTGAGTTACCGTAGAATGCCTGTCCTGCACCTGAAGCCATTGCGTTCATTGGTCCACCAAGTGTTGGTACAACTAGTGGGCGACCTGCTTGATCAACTGATGCAAGCAAGAATGCAAGACGACGAGGATGCATGATCCAGTGTGTTGGATTCTGGTAAACATTTGTCTGTACCTTCTGGTAAGCATCTGCCAACTTTGGATATAGATTTTCTGCTGTTGGTGAAGCCTCATTGTATACAACTGTGTTGATACCAGGAGTGCTTGCTAGACCAAGAATTTCACCTGATGTTCCAGCACCGTTAAGGATCTGGTTGTCAAGTGTTGTGTGCCATCCACGAACAAGGTCTTGAATGATGAACTGATCAATGCCTGTTCCACGCTCAATTGCCTGCTTTGAGATATCTTGCTGACCTGCGATTGTACGAACATTTACAGTAAGTAGTGTATCGTCAGCATTTGTTTCTGAGATTGCATCGTTTTCAGCAGCCTGAACTGCAGTTGATGTACCAGTTGTCATGCGTGAGATATTTAGTGTCATACCTGCTGCTGGCAAAGCCATCTTGTTTGTTGCGAAGTCTGCTGTTGGGCGACCTGCACGAGCAAGAGGTGCTGCTAGATCAACGAGGTACTGTGGGATTACGAGACCAGCAAAGTTGCCAGTTCCTACATCACGACGCTCAATTTCTTCTTCACGAGTGTGACGAGCCAAACGCTCCTGTGCTGAGTAGTCATTGCTGAACTTAGCAGCAAATGCATCCTTTACGAATGATAGACCTGACTCAGGTGTATATGTACGGGCTTCACGAGTTACCTTTGCTCCGCCAACCTTTGGCATTGCAACATCAGCAACTGATGAGCGAGCCTCTGCAGCCTTAGCATCAGCATCTGCTTGTGCCTTGAACTTTTCAATCTTTGAATCTAGTGAGCGTGACTCTTCAACAAGGGCATCAACCTTTGCTGCTTCATCTTCTGTAAGGTCTGTACGGTTCTCTGCAGCAACTGCCTCAAGAACTGCGTCCAACTCTACCTTAACTGCATCACGGCGTTCAATTACTTTGTCTAAATAAGACATTTATTGTTCTCCTTTGTGAGTATTTTTAAGTTTGAGGTGGTGGTTACGGGTTTCACGACGCTTACGGGTGTGAGCCTAACTCCGACTTCAGTCCTATCTTGTGGATAGGAATATTATTTTATTGTGTTTCTCTTTGCTTTTGCTAAGCGTAGAGACATTGATCTTGGCATGTTATCTGGCAAGAAGTTTAGAACTGATGGATGATCTCCAACAATCTTTGAACCTCCTCCAGGAACATCTACAACATCTAGAATAGTAGAAGCCTCTTCTTGTGCTTCTGGAAGTGGATCAATTACTGTTAGTTCAGACATTTTGTGTCCAACAAGAGTATCAGTTGCTTCCCAGCCACTTTCTACTTCTCTGTATACACGAATGAGAACTGCAGGATCTCCTTCTTCTGCTGTAATGCTGAAATCTGAGTTAGGAACATTTATAGATCCTTCTGTCTTGATTTCTACAATACGGCCTCTTGCAATGCCACCAGATGAGTTCCAACGAACAAAATCTCCAACTGCTTCACGCTTAGACATTTCATAGTCTTCATCTTCTTCAACATCAGACATTGGGTATAGAGAATCTTCTTCCATTTCTCCATCTCCAAACAGCATAGACATTACTTCTACTGCCTTCATGATGTATTCGTGACCTTCAGATAAGTCTCCAAAGATTTGCTTTAATACTAGTAGTGATTCTCCTGTTATTTCTCTTCCCGCTTTTATTTCAGTCATTGCTCTCTTAATTGCTTCTCTAGCCTCTACAGAGGTTGCTGGATATGCAGGATATGTGACGATTGATACATCTCCGTCAGCCAAAGATACTTCAGTAAGCATTCTTTCTGTACGGTCATCGTTCCACTTTTGACGAATAACACGGAATGCAAATGACATTTGGTCAACATCTCCACGCTCAACAAGAGTATAGAGGTCTCTTGCTTCTTGTGTATTTGCTAACTCTGCTTCAAAGTATAGTCCTTTTTCGTCTTCATATAATCTCATGGTACCGTTTTTGGTTCTGGCCATAGGCAATCCTTCATGATTAGCCAATAGGCGAACATCTGGTGTTTCAGAGAGGGTCTTTCTGAATGCTCCTGGAGCAATCTTCTCAATGAATGGTAGAGGAACAGATGCTTCGTTAAACACAGCAGCGTAGCCTGCCATACGCATAGTACCGTCTTCTGCCTGTCTTGCCTCTATGTCTCTGACCGTAAAGGTACGGCGTTCTGTCTTTTTCATCTTGCTCCTTGCTTTATTAGTTTCATTATCTAATTTATCTATCTGGCGTTGTGCCCAGTCTTGAGCAGCATCATCAAAGTTTGCATTGCCACCCCAAAGTAGCCAAGCAACTAATCCAGCACCAGGATATTCTGGATCTGAAGTATTACTGTTCTTTGGTGCATCTCCATCTGCCTTGTGTCTTGCGAACCAAGGTGCCATCTTTCTTACTTTATTGTCAGAGATATTGCCATCAGCCATCTCTCTTGCTTCTCTTTTAGTAGCATCAGTAAGTCCATCGCCACCAAAACCTTCTGCCAAGTAATCTAATCCTCTTTGTGCATTATTTCTAATGAACTGTGGAACATTCTCTACTGGCATTATTCCTTAACCTCATCACTGTAAACAGCGTTAGGATCTTCTGGATCAATTAATGCTACCTGCTGTAGTTGTGCTGAAGGAAGTCCTGTGTGTGACAAGTCTGTCATTTCTAGCATCTTGGCAACATCATCTGGGTTGTATCCAGCCTGTACCAAGATAGAAGCAATCTCAGCCTTCATCTTGTCTCCAACAAGTGGTGCTTGATTAGCATCAATGTTCTGTAGAGGAAGTCTGTATTGAT